CTGTCGCTCCATGTATCAACAGGAGAAGCGTAATCGTCAATTGTGACATTGACCGCATAAGATGCTGTTTTCAAGAATCGCTTAATACTTAAATCACACATCAAAGGTAGGGTAAGTATCTCGCCGAAATCATACTCACCGGCTGTCGAAATACCACCAATACTATCAATAGCTGGAAGACCATCCCAGTTTCCATCAACTGCCATTGAGTCAACTGTTTCCGTACCAATTAGTAAAATTTCATTTGCTGAAGGAGAGTACACCATATTCGTATAAGTTCCACTAAATGGTGGAGTTTCAAGGTGCTCTCTGAACTGCTTGATCATCAATCTTGGCTGCATTGATGGCATAACAGCAGTTACGCTTGCAGCGTTAACAGATCGAACGCCAAGGTTGTTTTCAAATTTTACTAAATATGTTCCGGCCAAGAGAGGAACTTGCTTTTCTACTTCTGAACCAGCAATACCAGCAATAATTTCCTGGCTGTTTTCCCAGGCCACAGCACCAATAGAGGAGCTGTGGCGTATCAATACTTTGCCATTTAGCAGAACACTGGGCGAGATCGACCTATCCCATCTTATTCTTGCTGTTGACTGATCAACGGCAATGATACTGACTCCAGTTGGCGTTTCTGGTGGCCTGGTTTCGCCAAATGCCTGATAGATGAGAACCGATGGCTTTGAAGCCTGGAGAACAGAATTTATGGATGCAACACTTATCTCGTAAACACCAGGAACCGAGTCGATGATATCGTAATTATTTTGCTCAACAATTTGTGAGTTCCAATTTCCACTGTCAACCCTCCAAGAAACCTTGTACGAATTGGCGCCAAGAACGGAGGTCCAGCCAATTGAGATTTTGGATGAAATTCCAATTGTGGTTTCGTAGATAATTTGCGCTGCAACAATATCCTTTGGAGATGCTGGCCCAGCATTGAGATAGGTTATTTTCCTTTGCTCAAGGGCAATATTCTGTTCGATGTAATTGTATTTTGATGGATTATGAGCAATACAGGTATAGCTATATTTAGTGCCACCGCTCCCTTCGTCTTCCTCAACAAGCAAAACACGCCACGTTGTTGATGTAACTAAATCGTTTTCAAAAACCCATACACTATTTTTATTTGGAATCGAAGAAAGGCTTGATGCCAGTGTAATAACATTTCCAGATATGCTGCTAACATTTCTGCTTTGTATCGTGCCATCATAGAGAATTACTGAAAGTCTTGCGTTGTTTCCAGCAATTAACGAAGTTGCATCATCAACTGTAATAGTATTTGCTGTTGCTGCAAACACTCTTCCTCCCCTACGGGAATTATTTTTTACAGAATCCTCAATCTTAATAATTGATCCGGGCCTTACAATTACACCAGAATCAACTGAGGAAACGAATTTGCAAACCTCTTTTTCGTTTTGCTCCGAATAAAGCAACCATTTACCCAGCCTGTGCGCCTGCCCCCTGGATGTACAAGCAATTGCAACAACGTCTTGCCTAATTATTCCATACTTGGCAATGGCTTCAATATTTTCAACATCTTCGTATCCGCTATACCGTAACTCAAGGTCAGTATATTGAACAACCGCAACAGTTGGTCTTGTCTTTGAACTGCTATTGGAATAGTTAAAGTCACCATTCTCAACACTTGCATTTGTAAATTGATAGACTGGATCACCTGGCCTGTCCTGCCCAATTGAAACGGCGCCAGCGCTCCAGTAGGGCATAGCCCTAAAAACAGACGACATTTCATTGATAACATCATAAGCATCCTTGGCCGACTGTATGTTAATATTGCAAGAAAATCTTGGTTCAATGCCGCCAAATCCATCCGGCACAAGTTCAGAGCAATATTGAGATGCTGCAAAAAAAGACCACTTATCTAGCTGATCGGCTTGGATGTGATCGCCAAGTCCGTACCTCTTGCTTGTTAGAAGATCCCAAAGGCACCAAGCGGGATCGCTACACCATTGCGCCGCGCCAAATGTGCCATCCCAAGCTCCAATATAAGTAACTCTTCCATTATTTTGATGAACAAATGCGTTGCTAGGTAGCTTAACTTTTAAGCCTCTGATCAAATAGGATCTTTGCGGGGTTGAATTAAACTGCTCAGAGCTTACGCGAAGCGCAACTAGGGCTGTGTTTGGATAAGTTGTTCTTGCGTAAGTAATCTCCGAATAACTTGTCCAAGAAAAAGCATTGGACAGGCTAGAAGAAGTGCTATCTTCGGTTTCCCTATAAACCCTAACATCAACGGGAAATGCGCCATCAATGCCTACACTATATTGCCTTTGATATGGCTGAGATGTTTTTCCCTGGATGGTATCATCTATAATCGTCGAATAACCACCACCATTATATTGCAATTGAATTTTAAGCCTGACCTTTGCGCCAAGCAAGTCTCCGTTGCTTTTTATTTCCTGAAGGGCTGGAATTGTAATTAAAACTCTGACAGCATCAACAGCTTCATCTGTGATTGTCCTTGCGATTGGCGTGCTTCTTTGAACGACTACACCAACCGATATTTCATTTGAAATATCATCAAAACCTAGCACATAAGATTGATCCTGTGTTCCATTCCTTGCCTCAAGGCTGACTCCACTAAAGTTTGCAGTGCCATCGGAGCCAAGCAATGGAGTATTGTCAATATAGATGGATTTAGCACCATCTTTAAGTCCTTGAATTTCGCCCTCACCGAGCAGATCAATAATACTTACATAAGCAGTTGAGAATAGGTTGTCTTTGGTTTCAACTGGTTTCTTTGATTTGGGCGCTCCCTTTCCGCCGCCACCAGATCCCGTAATTTTTTTCATTACGCATTCACCTGATCGAGATCAACGCCAATACTAATCACAACAGAGCCAACCAGTGCCTCTCCATAAACAATTGGAACTGGTGATCCCTGCCTGGATGTATTTTGTATCGAAGAAAAACTATAGTTTTTTCTCGGGTCGCCAGGGTCTGTTGATGATTTTGACAGTCTTGGGACTGGCGTAAGTAGCTGGGAAATTCCGCCAAGAAACAAGCTTGCGCCAATTGCGCCAAGAATTTGAAGACCAGGAATGAAGGCAAGTCCAATCAATACGGCGCCACCAATAATCCTCCCCACTGCTCCAGCACCTTGAATCACGGGAATGATCTTGATTTCGGCGATGCCACACGGAAGGCTTACCTCCTCTTCTCCAATATTTATATCACCAACGAATACCTTGTAGTCATGATCAATCATGTGCTTCTCTACCGATGGAAAGTTTGCAATTAAAAACCTGACAGCCTCTCCAACACTAGAGATATCTGCTGTAAAAACTCGTTTACCAATAAACTTTGCAAGCTTTCCATAAAGGCGAATTTTAGTCATTGCGGCGATCCGGCCTTGTCTCTCTATTTTAGTCTTCCAACCCATCCGGTGCATTTCTGCAGCCAACCGCCATAGGTATCCCTACCACTAAGCCTGTTGCGTAAATGGTGAAGAATCATCTGATCGCCAAGGTAAACACCAATATGGTTGAGCCTGGTATTTCCAATACTCATAAATAAGGCGTCGCCTCGTCTCATTTCACTTTCGTCAATCTTTTCAAAACCAGCTTCTGTCCAGCATCGCTCAAACATAGGATCAGCTTCAAAGTCCTCCGGCGAAGGTGGGCGATCCCAGTCAGGCAGAAGGACTCCCTCAGCGGCGTACCAGTCCCTCGCCAGCGTCCAGCAGTCTGATACGCCCCATACCCATTCCCTCCCGATTAGGGGCTGCTCGTAGCCGCAGGGAGAGCACTCTCCCCACGCCTCCGTCTTGGGGTTGACAATCAGCCAGGGAAGACCGCTCTTTTCGCAACAAACGCGATCCGCTGGACTTGGATTAGGTGGCGTAACAGGATGAGAATGAAAAATAGCAATAATCTCTCCAAGCTCTTCAGCAAATGCGTAATCGAGAGGATCAAGTGAAAAATACTTCTCCGGCTCCGAATTGATGTTTTTACACGGAAGATATTTCTTTCTTCCCTTTATTACAACAACAACACCACAGGCTTCTTTGGGATCTTCTGTCTTTGCGTGATCAAGCGCAGATTGTAGATATTTTTTTATCATGAGATATAAGTTCCAACTCCAGGAAAACCACCAAATGGCAGTTGTGCCGAAGCACCAAAATGCGCCCGACAATCACTGAGGGTTTTTTTGCAAGTTTGCAGTGATCCCAAGTAGCTGCATTCTGGACTTTTGTAAACCCACTGACAAATGCTGCTAATGCACTGTCGCTTTGGAATTCTTATGCCTTGCAAATCATTCACAGTGGCAAGTTCAAATTCAACCACATCTCTATTTTCGTTTGCTTTTCTATCAATAATGTAAACTTCACGCGGCATCTCTGCGGTTGGATCAGGTGTTCCATATGGATTAGCATTTTCTGGAAAATTAGATGCGTCCAGGTAGCGAAGAAGAGTGCGAATTCTAGTTACTCTTGCACCCTCAAGACCGGATGGAATGCCAAGTAGAATTGATGTTACAGTTCCGAGCAAATTGGAAATTTTTAGCGTCGGCCTTGGAAGCTGACCGTCTCCGGCATACTTAAAGCCAGAGGCTTGAATAGGAATTGCATCATACTCAACGCCGTTCCAGGTAAGATTCGTCTCTGGATATGTCAAAGTAGAATCGTAAAATCTATACTCCAGGTCAGTTCCATGAATTTCCTGAATCAGTTCAAGCGAAAATAATTCAATAATTGAGCTTGGAGCTACCTCTTGAAGATCAGAAAAGATTGCAACCATGCTCAGCTCCTTTTGCCTACTCTTACTATAGGGTCATGGCTGAGAGTAAAGCGTCCATGTTATTTGTGTAAAATCTTCTATTGTCACACTACTGCGATAGTCTTCATTCTGAATAGCCGTTGACAACGTACTAGAAGATTGATTCGCGTTCGCAATGGCAGGAAAGGTATCACTGGACGTATTTCTTGGCAGGTCAGTTGTTCTTTTTGCAACCTGCAATTGCCCAAGCCCGTTGACCTGCGTGATCCATGAGCTAACACCAGGATCAATTGACACAATAGTTTTAGAATTCTGAACCATAAATACATAGCGATCATTGGGCGACACGCAACTGATCAAGTTGCCGAATCTTCCATCCAGGTATGGAGAGTTGTAAGTGTCCTGACCAATTCCCATGTTTTGCTCAGCTACAACTTGAGTCATGCCGCTATTTAACACAACCAATCCAGCAGCGCACCAGCTTGAGTAATTATATCCAAAGCCCGGAATATTTGAAGTAACTGGATTTGTTAATAAGGCAATAGTGCCGTCTACTCTTTCGTTGACATGAACTGCACCGCCGCCTTGGGCCTGAAGGTGCAAGGAAACCACAGAAGTCATATTTGAGTTAAATTCAATAACTCCACTTCCAGCTAAGAGTAAGATATTGCCATTTTGACGAACAGCTCCTGGCCTAATTCCCTGAAAAGTACCAGCAGTCGAGTCACCGATGGTAGTCAGTGCCTGCTGAATTGATCCATCTGCATTCAGCACAATATAAAATGAACCTCTAAATGCCGGATCCCACCAATACGGGCCACTCGGCCTTGCGTATGATCCAATAAATGCAACGCTACCATCGACCAGGGTGACGCTGTTCCCAAAAGAGCTAAAAAAGTTACCAAAAATACTAAAAGATATATTTTTAATAACGTTGCCACCAGGATCAAGTGTTACTATATTCCATCCATTGCTGGCGCCAGATACAATATATGTTTGACCTGTACTGGCATTAACGTGTACTCCATTAAAAGGTTTTTCGCTCCCACTTGAGAGAGCCTTGGCCCATTTAAGTGAGCCAGTCGATGCGTCAAGACAAATGATTTTATTACATGCCGCTGAGGATTGATTCGCTGATTGGCCTGCAACAAGAATCAAGCCCTGCGGACCAATTCGTGAAATCCAATCGGATCCATAATCAATGTTGACAGAATTGCCAAATCCAGCAACTCTATTTAGATGCTTACTCCATACTATATTACCTTTCTTGTTTATTTTAATTGCAACCAGTGAAAAAACTGAATTAACAGAAACCCTCAGAATGTAATAAATATTTCCCTTTCTATCTGATAGTATATTATTGAAAATACCATAAGATGTTTCCGAGGCCGTTACTCCAGAACTTAATGCGTATTGACGAGCCCAGGCAAATGATCTATTTGCTGCATTGGCAGCAATTCTTTGTTGAAATCTTGCAGTAAGCCTACTTGCACTGTAGTCAAATTTCTCCTTTTTCCATTCTTTACATATCCACCCGTAGTCAGAATTGTTTTCTGGTGTTGTCCATTCAAACAATTCCTGGTCTAGCGCTCTAGCGCCAAGGAAAGCATCTATTTCGTCAATTTCAGCATCACTGCCAGTAAAGGTCAAGTCCCACTCCTGCGGAGTTAAAGCAAATCCAAATGAAAATCTTTGCTCATATCCATCTCCAAATTGAAATGGAATAGCTGGTGAAATATCAGTTCTTTGCGCGGAATAAGATGGTTTGTAATCGGGAAAAGAAACCATAAAACACAAGCCTAGCCCCCTAGTCAATTGTAGCGGTAGAGTGAACAAAGCAGCCTATTGACAATGCCATTTTCCAGTTATCTAGCAACAAGAACCCTTAACTGGCTTCGCGGTGTTGCCAATGGTGCATCGACCGGAATGCCTTCAGCGCCTGGAACGCTTTACATTAGCCTGCACAGTGCAAATCCAAGCTCGGCTGGAACAACGGCTGATGTAACAACAACCATTGCATCTGGCCGTGGTTCAATTTCTGCATCTAATTGGAGTTCCCCTACTGCTGCAGCATCTCCAGCAACAGGATTTGAAATTAGCAACACAGCAGCAGTGTCGATTACATCAAACGCAATCGGCGGTGCAACTGTTACAAATTTTGGCATCTGGGATTCGGCAACTGGCGGAAACTTTCTTGAATATGGATCACTAAATAATCCATTAACTGTGGTCGCAGGGGATACAGTATCATTTGCAATTGGACAACTGATCTTGAGGCATGTTTAACTTTTACTAGAGAATTGAATTAACAGAAGCTGTGTATGTTGCAGTTGCCTGCTTTAGCGCTGCTGCTTCATCCGTTGTTAGTCCATCAAACATTCCAAATGACTGAGAAATTGATGCCGCAAAACCAACGGCAGTACCATCATAGTTAAGCGCAAAATAATAAACAGTCTGAGAGCTATTAAAATTTGGACTCAGCGATGTTGTATTTGTGACAGTAGTTGAATCAATTATTAAATAGGAGGAACTGGAGGAAGTTCGGCTGCCAAGCATAAATGTTACTGCTGCTGATGAGGAAATAACTGGCATTTGAGACGGAATATTTGTGCCACTCCTAAAAGAACGACCGCCAGCATAAGGTGAACTAAGTTCGTCAAGCAATAGGATTCTGCTGCTATCTGATCCATACCAACCCGATAGCACTAATTCACCATTTCCAGACCTTATATTACCGTAAAAAAATAGCGAATTAGCAGTTGTATTTAGTGTATTTAAAGCAACGTTACTATTCAAGTATTTTGATGTATTTCCTGAGTCACCCAGGCCAC